CGTCGCTCTCGATCAGCACGATGTTGCCGCCCGGTGCGAGGTCCTGTCGGGCGGTGAGCTGCACGCTGGGCCGCGCAAGGAACGGCCGCGGATAGGTGACGACGAGGTGGCCGGTGCCATCGAGCACGAGATCGTCGCCGCGGATCGAGCGCGTCGGCACCTGCACGTCGACCTCGGCGCGCTTCATGCGCAAGGTCGTCGCGAGATCGTAGACTGCGCCGATGAGCCGCCACTCGAAGGCGCGGCCCGCGATCAGCGCCGACTTCAGCGGCGTCCACTCGTCGTAGGCCACGCCGTCTTGGCTGACGCGCACCTCGACGTGCGCATCCCACTGGTTCGAGCGGCCGATGGCGAGCGGCACCGCCGACGCCAGCGGCACCCATGCCGCCATCGTGCCGCTGACGCCCGAGGCGAGCGGCGACTGCGAGGCGAGCGGCACCCACGTCGACATCGTGCGGCCCATCATCTCGCCGTAGGCCTCGACCAGCGCCGCCATCGAGACGTTGCACACGATGCCGAGGTCGAGCGCGTTGTCGAAGCCGTAGACGTCGACGCGCGTCGGCGAGCTGTTGACGGCGAGCGCGCGGTCGCCCGGGTAGACGCCGGGCGGCACGACCTCGGGCGCGGTCGGCGGCGGCAGCAGCAGCTCGGGCACGTGCACGTGCCAGTTCGTGCCGAGGTCGCCCAGCCAGTCGGGTTGCTCGGCCTCGACGGCGACCTGCACCTGCTCGGTGATCTGCGGCAGCAGGATCGCCGCCTCGAAGTCGACGCTCTCCTGCCCGAGCGCGTCGATGCTCTTGATCATGAACGTGCCCGAGCGGGTCGGCGTGGTGATCTGCGTGGTGTTGCGGTTGACGCGCGCGATTGACGTCGTCGCCGTCTCCCACGTCGCGCTGCCATCCGTCAGCGGGCTCCACTGCAGCCAGTAGAACACCACGTCGATCTCGCCGGTCGGCACCCACGTCAGCGTGCACGTCTGGCCTTGCGGCGTGATGAACAGCGACGCGGGCGGCAGCGGCTTGGCGCTCAGCCCGACCGGGATGAAGTCGAGCGAGATCGGCAGCGTGCGCCGACCGAGGCTGTCGAAGCCGCGCAGCACGGCGAGCCACTCGCCTTGCCGCATCGCGGGCACGTCCTGCGCCACGTTGGGCACGCCGACGAAGCGGCGGTAGTCGCCGTTCGGCCCGCTCATTTCGAGCACGTAGCTGGTGATGCGCGGGTCGGGCGAGGCCTGCCAGCTCATGACGACGCCGAATTGCGGCGTGCCCGAGCCGTCGAGGTAGATGTATTCCTGCTTGGCGAGGTCCGACGGTGCGGCCAGTGCGCCGGTCGGCACCAGCGAGAACACGGGCGGCGGGATCAGCACGCCGTCGTCGACGTAGTCGAACTTTTCCTCGTGGTGCTCGGTCGCGAGCAGCTCGTACAGCCCCTGCCCGCGGTCGTTGATCGAGGCGACGCGCCAGTGCGTCGGCTGCGCGTCGGCCGAGGCCGCCATCCACAGGCACCCGGCCACCATGGTGTCGAGCTTGCCGACGACGCGCACCTGATTATTGCCGAGCACCGCCTGCACCGCGCAGGCGATCACGGTCGGCTTGTCGGCGTCGGCGGCGCTACCGACCACGATGTAGAGCGTCCACGCGGCCGGGCTGGTGATCATCTGGTCGGGCATCGCGTCGAGCGTCAGCGTGTCGGCACCGGGGTCGTCGAACAGTCGGCCGCCAAGCCGTGCACCGACGCGGCTCGGGTCGCTGATGCTGACGATCTCGCCCGGCCGCACGTCGGCGTTCTCTAGGCCGACCTTGAAGCTCACGACCTCAGTCTCGAACTGGTTCGTGTAGATCATCCAGCGCCCGAAGCGCTGCGCCTGCCCGCGCGAGGTGCAGGCGAACGCCGCCTGCTGCGTGTCGCGGTAGCCCTGTTGCGCGACGAGCTGCTGGTCCTGCACTAGCTCGACGGCTTGGTTGTACTGGTCGGTCGGGTCGTTCCACTGCACCGCGACCGCGGTCCATCGGCTGCGGTAGTCAGCGCCCTGATAGTCGAACAGCCCCTGCTCGACGTCGGCCGGTGTGAAGAGCCGCGTCGGTGCGCCAGCGCGACGGTCCTGCGCGACGAACACCGTGCCGTTCGACCAGTAGAGCAGCGCCAGCATGCACGACGCGACCGAGTTGAGCACGGTGAAGGCGTCCTGCCGCGTGTTAATCACGCAGTTGCACGTCCATCGCGGCTCGGTGCCGCCGCTGCCGTCGGGCACCAGCTCGTCGTTGTACTGCGCGCACTCGTAGAAGCTCCACTTGTCGACCGCGGTGACGTCGATGAAGCGGCCGAGCCCCCACCGCTCATTGACCAACAGGCCGTACAGCACCCACGCCGGATTATTGGTCCACGCCTGCTTGAAGGTGCCATCCCAGTCGCCCGAGTAGGTGCGCGCGCGGCTGTCGTAGTTGCTCGGCACGTCGAGCAGCAGGCCGTCGAGCAGGTAGCCGCGCGTCGGCGGGTTCGAGAACTGCTGCGCGTCGATGGTCATCGCCGCGATGCAGGTGTCGTCGTAGGCGATTTGCCCGTCGATGATCTCGACGTAGCTCGACCAGAAGAGAAGATTTTGCGTCTGCGGCCCGGGGTCGGGGTCGAAGCGCGTCACGCGACCCTGAATGGTGCCGGTGGTGTACGGCACCTGCACGCGCACGGCGCGCTGATAGGGCGACATCGTCTTGCCGCTGATCTGCTCGGTCACGACGTTGGTCCACGCGCCGCCGTCGACCGAGATGTCGAAGGCGTAGGTGACGCTCGCGCCGGTCACGTCGCCGTTGTCCATCTGGCCATAGAGCGCGGGGATTTGCAGGATGTAGCGCACCGCGCTGATCGGCGTGTTGAACGAGCGGATGACCGGCACGCCGTTGTAGACCTGCACGCCGACCGAAAACGGTGCCTCGCCGAGCGGGTAGCCGGGCACGGCGTCTTGGCTCGGCCAGCCCTCGCGGAAGAAACCCTCTTTGATGAAGAATTGCGCATTGCCCGCCTGATCGACGACGGGCGTACCGTTGAGGAACACGCCCTGCCACATCGAGATCGGCGCATTGCTCGCGCCGAACACCGGCCCCTCGCTCAGCACTTCGAGGATGCGCACGGTCGCGAGGCTGCGCAGCGTGTTGGGCGCGATGTTGGGCTGGTGCGCTTGGCCTTGGCTGCCGCCGCCGCCCTTGCCGCCACCGCCGCCCGCCGCGACGCGCCGAAGCCCGCGCGGGTCGGGCACTGCCTCGACGCGCACGCCTGCCGGGATCACCGCGGTCACCCTGTCTTGCCGCCGATGATGTCCCACCAGCTCGGCGGCTGCGCCGACGCGCTCTCGCCGGTCGGGATGTCCTCGGCGTTCAAGCCCGCGTTGACAACGATTGAGCCGGTGAGGTGCGTGCCGAACACCAGCGGCACCGGGCCGCCCTGCTGGCTGTTGTTGGTGACGCCGTTGAACAGGAACGACGGCCGGTCGGCGGGCGCAGCCTGATCGGTTGCCGCGTCGGGCGTCGGTGGCTGCGACAGCAGGCCGACGACGCCCGCCAGCACCATCGACGCGCCGACCATGATGACCTGCCCGGCCGTGAGCCCGAGCCCGATGGGCGCTGCGAGCGTGCCCGCCGACAGCACCAGCGCCGCGCCGATGAGCACGACGCCGACGATGATCGCGCCGACGCCCTTGCCGCTGCCGCCGCCGCGCGGGCGCGTGGCGGGCACGAAGTGTATCGGCTGGTGCCCCGCGTTCATGTTGAGCAGGTCGACCGAGATCGAGTGGCGCAGGCGCGGCGGCCCGACGACGACGCGCCACTGCCCCTCGCGGATGACGCGGCGCAGGGCAGGCCGCAGCGCGATCAGCGCGCGCACCGCCTCGGCCGGGCTGGCGACGTCGATGCGGAAGTGGCTGCCGTGCAGTTGCCCGGCCGCGCCGTAGAGGTAGATGTCGCGCATCATTTGTGCCTCAACGCAAAGCTGGCGTGACGAAGGAAACGATGGCGCGGCACGAGCACCGACAGGCGCGTCGGGTCGACCGGCCGCATGCCCGCGGGATGGTGCAGGAGCATGTCGCGGTCCCACACGACCATGCCGTGCATCGGCACCTTGTAGTTGAAGGCGAGCATCAGGCCGTCGCCCGGCTCGGTCGCTTCGCTCACCGCGATTTTGCGGAAGCCCGCCTTGTCGAAGTAGTCGCGGTACAGGTCGAGCCCCTTGCCATAGCGCGCGTCCCACCAGTTCCAGTCGCGCGGCTGGTCGATCAGCGGCGTGCCGCGCAC